GGTGAAATCATTAATCAACACAAACCACCGAAACCAAAGAGGGAACCAGCTCTCAGTACTATGAAGAAGGATGATCTCATTGCGGAATGTAAACGCCTAAGTTTGGATGAAACGGGTACTTTGGCGGTACTCCGAGCCCGCCTTAAGGAGGCGAGACAAGGTTCGGTTGAAGATCTATTTAAAAAATACGAGCTAACACAGAGTAAGAATGAATCTTCACGAGAAGATCACGCAGATAGTTGATGAGGAGTTGGAGGAGAGGGTCAACTTAATCATCAACGAGTATGCTTTAACGATTTCAAAGAAGCATGCGATACCTCTGGAACTTTTATTGAAGGATATTCCCACTTCATTTGTGAGTACAACTTGTAAAGGAACAAAATCAACTGGTAGTCGGTGTACTTTCAAGGCAATTCACAATGGCTATTGTGGTAAACATAGATCCCAAGGTGAAAGGGTATGTCATCGCACATTGTCAAGTTCAAGTCTACACAATCATGGACCAGAGCATATGTTTGTGAGGGGGTGTCCGGGGTGTGAGGTTTCAAAAGAGCTTATAGATTTGGGGGTCTAGTATGGTAATGAGCAAAAACGATATTCTACTAACATCTATCAACAATTTTTACGACAATGAGAAGAATAAATCTACACTTCTGACGATATTGGACAAAACAAGTGGCATTTCTCTCCGCAATTTGGAGTGGTTTATCACAAACTACGCAAAGAAGAATCACACCTCGTATCAAACAGGTGACGGGAAGTTATTCACTGTCCATTGTGCTTACAAGTCAAGCCTCAATGGATATAGTAAGCAACTCTTTGATCCATTTTGTCGGTCTCAAAAGTTTCCCTACACGATTCCGGGTACATCTCATGAAATCCAAACAACTTTGGCACAATTGAATTTCATCAAATGGTGTATTAAGAATAATATTATTGACTACATTGCCGAGAACAAGGAAAAACTCTTTAGTAAGCAATTGACATGAAGCCCCTGTCAAACACAAAAGTTTGATATCCGGTATAGTACATGTTCAAAGAAAAGGTTTCTGTAGAAATGTCTATTCCAGAGTCGGTGTCTAATTTAACTTCAATGCTAGTCTTTTCTGATTGAATCTGACTAAAGTCCAAGTTTCCCGATGGTTCCACATTTACTGGATTCAACGAGAAACTATATGTGTAAATATTTCTGATAGGTCTTGATAATCGTTTTTGATATGGAATTAAAAATTTGTAATATTCATGATTTGTTTTTGTAACCTCTGGTAGTTTATTTCCATTTATATAGAAGCTTGCCTCTTTCATTACCGGATAAAGGGTTGTAGTTTCACCTTGAAAATCCAGAGTAGAAGAAAAGTTGAACCGGTTTTCATATAGATACTCACCACCCGAACCACTACCTTCCGCGTCGTCTTCATTTTCAAATATAGTATTCCTGATAAACCAATGAATACATTTCACAGGGATATTGGGAACTAAGTTGTTCTTTATTATGTCCTCGTTAAGTTCACTAAGTGCCACTGGATGTTTTCTCACGAGATCGGTGATCATTGTCTGTCTCTCACTCGCCAAGAACTTCCTTTCATCTGGATTGACTGTTATTTCTTCGGTGATAACATTAAAAGATGGGAGTGTCACCGTATCAGTTGTATTTGTGAAAAATGTTTGTCTGTGAAACTCAAATTCAAACTCAATCTTCTGACGGAAAATTGAACACACTGGAAAGTATGGTCTATTTGGTTTATTTGTGTCATACTCATCACTCGCAAACTTCCTTGAGAAAAAGAAGTGAATGGGTATCACCAGATCTGCGTCATATCGCGCAACACTTGTACTCGTAGGAGCGTCATCAAAACCAAGGTTTCTATTTACAAGAAATCTATTCGCTACCTTTTCTGAAACTTCCAAATAAAGATCGTCATAGATAATGCCCCAATCGTCATGGATTTTCTCAACTTCAATATCATCCACAAACATTGTCACACTCTTTAGAATATGTCTTCCCAACTGATCCGCATAGTTTCCATCGCTTATACCCGGCATAGTGAGACTCAAATACATATTACTCAAAAGGTCGCCCATATTTGTTGGGTTGAATTGTACTTTAATCGTCTCATTAAATGGCCACGAAGGTTTTGCGTTTCCGGGTTTTACAACATTTCTACTCCTGTGATACTTACGAAAGTCGGAATGTCTCCGATCGGTGGTATAATTAAAGAAGGACTCGTCTGGATCTTTGGAAAGCAAGTAGGTGTCTTGCTTCCCAATAGCCTTGAGCGAAATTTTCGCAGCTTCACCCATACCTATCTATTGTCTACATATTTTTAATATCCATTTTCCACATGTCAATGTGTGAGGTACCCTTCATAACTTCAAGTTCTTCCCTCGCTTGTTTTGATTCTTTGAGGAGTTCTCGTACACACTCTTCAGTATATTGGACAGTCTTGATGTTGAGGAGATAGTCATAGGTTCCGTTGATTTTGGGAAAGATGCCAGCCAATTGTCTCTCAAGATCATCCTTCTTTCTTTTGAAGACAACAATCTGTCCCTCAATAACCATTGTCACAAACTTTGATTTGTATCCACACATCTTGGATCTAACTTCAAGTACTTTGATGAGGTGTTCTCTTCTCCTCTTGTAGTGTTCAAGACGAAGATCCACAAAGTCCTTGAGGATTTCCTCGGGACTGGAGTACTTGTAGATACCCTTAACTGGATGGAAAAGATGCATATTTGAGGTGTGGAAGCTCTTTCTCAGCTTGAGATCCTTTAGAATGTCCTTGCCAGTGTATCCCATAATTTCAAAATCAACATCTTCCGTTGTTGAGTTATTGGTGAATCCAGAAATGACCTTTTTCTCTATGAGGATGTCCAAGTATTCCTTGTAGTCTTGGGTCCAGCGCCCCGGTGGAAGTTCTGTGACTTTGAGTCGTGACCCTGTGTCTCGCCACACACCTTCCGTAATCCAAGTACCATCTTCTTTGAAAATCTTACCTTTGAAACCTCGGAACCACGGACTCATATCTTTGAATGAATGCCCCTCTAAGGCTCTTTGAATATTCTCCTTGATATCCTTTGGATTGAATGGTGGTACATAGCAACTGAATCCCGTACCGATACCTTCGGTTCCATTCACGAGAACCATTGGTATGGTTGGCATGTAAAAGTCTGGTTCAATTGAGCGCCCATCATCATCCAAGTAGTTGAGGATCGGGTCATCCCGAGGATCAAAGATCTTGCGAGCCTCTTTGGTAAGTTTTGTGAAAATGTACCTCGTCTGAGAAGCATCCTTACCACCCATGAGACGCGTACCAAATTGACCACACGGTTCAAGAAGGTTAATGTTGTTTGAACCCGTGTAGTCGTTTGCCAACTTAACAATCGTGTCCGCTAAGGATACTTCACCATGGTGGTACGCAGACTTGTCCGCGACATATGCCGCCAGTTGTGCCACCTTCATTTCATCCTTGAGATTCTTATGGAAGCAAGCATACATCACTTTCCTCTGTGAAGGCTTGAGACCATCCGCCATATGGGCAATAGAGCGCTTCAAGTCTGCCAAACTGAAATTGACCAGGTCTTTGCGGACAAAGTGGGTAATGCTCAAGTTCTTGACAGAACCATATGGGACTTCCAGCTCTTTGGGGTCCTTTGCTGTACTCTCCAAAAGCCAAGACTTTCTATCATCCGCTTTCTTCTTGTCAAAGGCGAGGATGATGGACTTGTCTGTCATAATATCCATATCAAACTTCACGGTGAGGTCTTGAATCTTCTTGAAATACTCCCGAGCCTCGGCAGAAGTTGAGGTGCCCAGACCCTTGTAATACTTAATCTTCCAACCCACTTGTCCACTACCATACCAGCTGCGGAAAGCCGAATCTGTGTAGAATGACTTTGATTGACTACCCTTGGAAGCCTTGATGATTGGTGTCACCATAGAAACCACGAAACCTAACTTGAGAAGGGAAGGCCAGAAGTAGTGAATCATATTAAGGATGAGACCCTTGATGTGAGAACCATCATTATCGGCATCTGTCATAATCATAAGACGACCATAGCGAAGTTCCGATAGATCTTGGTAGTCTTTGCCTTGTTGAAGACCCAAGATCTTCTTGAGATCGTTGAACTCTTGGTTTGATGTGAGCTGTGCCACTGAAGCGTCGCGGACATTCTTACACTTCCCACGGAGAGGAAAGACGCCATAGTGATCACGTCCAACGACGGAGAGACCCGCGACCGCAAGGGTTTTCGCTGAATCACCCTCCGTGACAATGAGGGTACACTTTCCAGATTGCGCCGTACCCGCCTTGTTTGCGTCGTCCAACTTGGGAATACCAGTAATTTTGGACTTGCGAGCACCATCGGTTTTCTTGAGTTCCCTCATCTCCTTAAACTTTGAGAGTGCTGTGAGTTCATCTTGAATACCGGTCTTTAGGGCATTCTTCACAAAGTTTTTGGGTGGTTCAAACTTACTCCCAAAGTCTTGAGCCTTTGAGGTACACTCCGACTTCACCTGACTTGAGAA